CCCTAGTCCATGAGAAAAGGTAACTAACCTTTTTTCAGTTCATCGCCATCTACGCACCAGCATGCTGGAACGTCGATCCGTGTATGAGCCGACACTAAATGCAGGGTTAGGGTCATATGACCCTAAATCTACATCTCGACTAATGATGTTGCGAGACCGCATGGAAGGACATGAACCTTCGGTAAAATACCTAAGGAGCATAGACCAACCATCGATTTCGTGATTAATCAACGGTGACTTAACATCGTAAACGCTGTATTCGAGTTTTTGCAAACTCTTATTCATGCGCCGACGCTTAGGTCTTTCGTCGAGTGGTACTACACGCAAGCTAGGACATGAAAGATTCATGTCGTCGCTAGGAATCGGACCGTAAACGGCCCTCAACCTGGCTACGATTGCGTAGTAGACGGAGTAGTACCGTTTATCATAGAAGGAATTCGCATAAGCGATCCAACTAGTATAAACGTCGGGACTGGGTGCGGACGACCAGACTGTTCGTAAACGAACAGGAGTGACATTTATGCCTTTGAAGGCATCCATACCACATGACTCTCTAAAGAGTCCACTGGTGCAACTCTTATCGCGGTTAATCTTTAACCCAAACGATTCGAGGTGTTCCATCGCATTCGCGGCGTAAGCCGTGGGGACGATGACGTCATCACCATACACTAGGATACTCTCACGAGTATCCGTGTCAGGAGCTGCGGCAGTAAGGATAGCCCAGACAGTAAGTGCCAATATAGGGAAGCATAAACAGCTACCCATTGGTGCGAACTTTCTTAGCTTTAAAACCTTACCGGAAGGCAGCTCTGTAGATAAACTCCTGCACGCTTCGAGGTACTCACATATGTGAGGCGGGAAGAGCAGGCGCACTAACTCAAGACTAACTCGATCCGAGGCCTCGTTGAGGTCAAGGGTTGAATATTTGCCGTTCGACGACCCTAATAGGGCCCCAAAACGGTTTGCGTCTTGCGAAGTGAAGTTCACGTTGAACCTTGTGGTTTCATGAGACTCCACTAACTCAACAATAGCCCTACCTAACCCTTGCTGTATCCATTGAAAATCAACGGGTTCACAAGAGATTAGACGGGGGCCACGAGAATCTTTTGGTACGAGTATTACTCGCGCTGAAAGATCCATACCAGCAACCTTTGAAAAGGCTGCATAGTTATCACATACTGACCCAAGCGACGAACAAAAATACTCGTCATAAGGGTACAGAGACGTGATACGATCTGAAACGTTCGTCCAACGAAACTTATCCCAGAGTCGCTGCCGGGTGGCAACGGCACCAGGACCGTGTCGAGGGATGATCGTTTTTGGGTCGAAGAAAGCAAAGACATCCGAAAGGAGAATCTTTGCTTCCCGTGTGACTGCGGACTGGCTTGGCGAGCAATAATGATCGCGAGGCTGTCTACGGACATGAGCGGCAGAGCAGTGCATAAGACTTTGGAGTCGAATGGACAACTCTCCGCTTGTTGATAGGTCATCCTCGGTTCTTTCGAACTTATGGATGACTTGTTGTGCTTGTTCATCAGTATAGGGTAGTTCATACTTATAAAATAAGTAGAGAACTTGCCTTAATACGCTGACACATTGTACACACGGTTCGGGAAGGAGTACTCCGTCCTTTGAGAGCACTTCATTAAATAACTCACCAAGAAATCTCGGAAGTTTACTGTCACGAAGGGTTGAAAAACCCAACGCGGCAGCGTTTAATGGAGAGGCTCCCGATAAGGCCTTATCAAGGGCCTTACCAAGACGGGGCAAAGCTTTCGTAAGAAAGCCTATTCCTTCGGAACGTGTTCGTTTTTTGACCTGATTAAGGGTCAATCTTCGTACACGACAGTTGAACACTGCTTCGTGCGACATTTGAATGTCGTTAAGCAGTGCAGCGATGAGACTAACCGTTTCATCTAGGCTCTTATTGAGTACCATAAGGTATCTCTCCTAGAGCATGCACCACTTAACGATCCGAACTCCATCCTTAATGAGGATGGGTGTCACTCGTACAGAAACATGATAAACCTATGAATAGGCTGATCAAGGTGAACGTGAACTACGTAATCAAGAACGGGAATAAAACTCGTACCATTGCTGGTAAGAAATTATTCTTAGTCCGAGATGATCGCGGAACACGAATACTAGCGCAAGTAAACAATCAATCAACCGTGAAGGTAAGAACAGGCACTCAAACTAAAACATATGCCAGAAATAGGCGTATATCAAGTTTAGGAGGCAGTTCCTTAGCGACATGGAAGAGAAGGTTGATTACCCAGGCTATCGACCGTACAGAGGGATCAGTGAAGGAGGCTCTTTCAAACCTCCTTCACCGTCCAGAACGGCGCGTTTTGACGAAGAACTATTAAAGTTCTCCGTTCAAAAGCGCATTCGCACCGTTACCAGTGCAATTGAAGAGAATTGTCGTATCCGCGCCTAAAGAGGCGAGGAAGGACATCAACTCAGCAAGTACATTGGCTGCTTCTGCACTAGTTGTAGACGCCCCGATGGGGTAGTCTAAAACCGTATATGCAGAAACAGTGATAGGCGTTACCGTATCGACACCAGAAGTGACAGTTTTGTCAACTCTGACGACCGAACGGCGCCGCTGTTTCATACCACTCCCATTCTCCTGATGAGAAATCGTCAGGCGATGGGGGGCAGAAGGTGTTTCACCGATTTGGTGAAACACCCTCTGACGGTCCGAATTAGACAGATGACTGAATTCAACTTCAGTCCCTGCCGAGTTCTTGATTTCGTTGGTGTTAAGTGTATTACTTAGCATGCTTCGACTTACGGTTAACCGTATTAACCGCGCAATTAGAGGAATTTAAAGCTTACCCGGGAGGGTAAGAATCACTTTATTTTCCATCTTTTCGCGCGTCGTGGTGTGTACCTTCGTGATAACACGAGGGCCGCACCTAGACTGAACTCTTTAAGAGACAGCCCGCTCGAGAGTATCGAGCTAATTGTCGGAAGACCCACGTCGCGGCGGTAAGCCGTTTCGTGAACCCCCGGCAAAGTGTTACTTAAGGACGGGTACCCTTGGTACCACCAATTCCACCAGGGAGGCATCTGCTCCATCGATGCATTACGCAACGATAAGTAGACGGATCTCTTACGTGTAATTGACCATAAGTAACTCCGTATGTTTGTCATAGGCTCCATGTTTGAGTATTTGTACTGATCAAGCCAACGGCTAACGCCGAAGACCCAATCAACTACAAATGACCAAGGTATGGCGTTCCAGATAATCGCAGGGTTCGGTTGAACCCCTAGAGCATCTAGAAGACCAAACAACTGCGCATGCGCAGCTTGGTACCCAGTATAATTATAATTATACTGAATCTCTGCATGGAATATAGACGCAGAGTTAACGACTAGGCGCCTTACTACCGTGTCCGCAACATCAGTTAATCCAGGATAAACTCCTGGCATTATCCGATATCCGTGGCCATTTGGGTAGTAAGTGTCTGGAAGCAACTCATCCCATACATAGGCAAAATGCCTTTGTTGGACGCGTCCCTGACGAGAGATCAAGTCGTTTATACGACTTGAAGTTCGCAACAATGCGGCATGAAGGCCGCTAATGTCTGACAACAGGGGTAGGATGTTGAACTGCATTTGCAGATAACTATCCGATCCTGTACGGAATAACTGGCGTAAGGTCTTTCCCTTTTGAAAAAGGTATTTACCGATACCAGTTAGTGTACGCGGAAGGGTCTTGAAGTCTTTCAATTCTATAAAAGAATTGATCAACGACAATTCCGGCTTGATAGTAGGAAGCATCGAGTCTAATGACCTTTGCTTCAAACCTTCAATCTCCGCAGGTAGGGGAATAAAATTCCCATCTGCGGCTTTCGCATATAACGGCTGGAGCCCGTAAAAGGGCGCCCCAGTCGGTCCGTAAACATTGACAAGACTACCCCATTGAGGGTAGCCCCAGTAAGGGTCCTTGTGCTCACCTACACGATAACAATGATCAGCAATCTGATCACCGATTATATGTGTAAAGGCACTACCGACACTTTCGGGACTGCACCAGCGCTTATAGTGCTGGAACGGTTTCCAAATGCGTCGGCTACCCGGAGCATCAGCTGACACCTCTTCGAACGCGGACTCAAAAGAGTCCGATACGAAGTCAAAAGGTGGACTGAAGTCCTCCGCGTAAATCCCGAAAAAAGGACGTCCTTTAAAAACGACGTGCTCAGTTCGTGATTCCCTTGTCTTGGTTCTTGTTAACGTTTCTAACATACAGTTGGATGTCGAACAGTTTGTTCAACTTTAGGACT